GAAATCAATATCGTCGTGATATTCTAAGAGCGCTTGGCGGAGAAGTAGGACTAAACCAGCAAAAAGCTAAGTTACATAGAGATTCGGTAATTGCAGAAGTTGAAGAAGCTAAAGCTAAGATGCCTACGGATGATGAAATGTTAAAAGCATCTAAGAGTGTTTTGGAAAATCCTGTTGTAGGACCTTTGTTCCGTAGACGCTTTAGCTTAGACGAATCAGTAACTCCAGAAGCCGTTGTAGCCGCCCCCAATGTTAGGTCTTTAGGAGATCCATCTGCCACGACAACAGCAAAGCTTTTAAATCAGCCGCCTTTCAGAGACCAGAACGAGTTCATGCAGTTTGCTGTTAGGAATATTCCGGTTGAGATGAAGAAGCTGGGGGTAGACGGCGTGGTTTTCCCACGAGCAGAAGAATTTATTTCCGCTCGTTCTAGCGAAACTATGCGTCCAAGAGAGTTAGAAAAATACAAAGTATTCTTAGACAAAGAGGCTAGGATAGGGGCAGCGGTTCAAAAGCTTCAGAGAATGAGAACAGATGATGATTTGATAAGTAAAGTTGAACTGGATGAGTTGGGTGTTACCAACATTCTAGAAGAACTGGGTGCGTTGGATTCAGTGGTCTCTAATAACTTAGTTGATGAGTTCAGAAGTGGCACCGGGGGTCTTGATAGAAAAGAACTTATTGAAAAAGTAAAATCTTTAATGACAGAAAATAATGGTTATGAAGCTTACCGTAAGTTGTCTGGTGACCCGTATCAATTTTCGCCTGATAGTGCCAGAAGGGTCCGTGGGCACATGCAGAATTATGGGCAGTCACTGGACGCTGGTCTTAAAAAACTGAAAATGCCGATTATTGAGTTAGACAGACTAAATGTTCTGGACTCTAGCGCGGGGGTAGCAAGACAAGTGGGTGGTTATCCATCCACTTTACCACCAAATGCATCTGTTACTGTGGCAAAAAACAAATACATTTTAGGTGATAATGTGCCAGCGGAACAACGCAGAAGACCAGTTGAAATTCCTAAGTACAGATTTATTGATCTACGCGAAGGAAAACCGGGAGCCGATGTTGCTAAAAAGGTTCCTAGCGCATACAATAAGGGCGGTCACGTCGATGTTCGTGGCGGTATTGGCGCGATGGCAAGAGAGGTAATGTAATGCTACCTAGAAAATCTAAAACTAAAGTTAAAAAAGTTGTCAAAGGCTTGAAAAAAGCCTCTAAGTTACATGCCAAGCAAGCGAAAACCTTGTCTGAACTTGTAAATAAAAATAGTGGTGGGATGATCAAGGGCTTCAGCCCCATTGCCCGTCCACAAAGATTTAAGGGTATATATTAATGGCACTACCCCCACAAATGGTTGACATGGCAATGGGTCCGGGCGGCTCATCAGAACTAATGCCTGAAGAGATGCAGATCGAATTACCTATGGGCGATGAACTGCCTGAAGGTATTGAGCTTGCTGGCGAAGAAGACGAAATGGTAATGGTCGAGGCCGAAGTCTATGACCACAACGCCAACCTAGCTGAGATCTTGGACGATAGAACTCTGGGTGAGCTATCATCTGACCTACGAGGCAAAGTCAAAGAAGACATGGAGTCTCGTGATGAGTGGGAAGAAGCCATCGCCAAAGGTCTAGGGTTACTTGGCATTAACTATGAAGAGCGCAACGAGCCGTTCTTGGGGGCTAGCGGCGTACATCATCCGCTTTTGTCAGAGGCTGTAACTCAGTTTCAAGCACAGGCTTACAAGGAGATGTTACCTTCTGGAGGTCCTATTAAGACACAGGTTGTGGGTGCGCCCACCCGTGAGATTGAAGATCAGGCCAAGCGCGTAAAGGACTTTATGAACTATCAGATCACTGAGGTGATGGAAGAGTTCGATCCAGACACAGATCAGATGCTTTACTACTTGCCACTGACTGGGTCTACATTTAAAAAGGTGTACTTCGATCCGACCAAACAACGGGCGGTGTCGAAGTTTGTACCTGCTGAAGATTTGATTGTACCGTACACCGCGTCTGATTTGCGGACAGCAGAGCGGGTAACGCATATCGTGCGTATGACGGAGAACGAAGTCCGCAAACTACAGGTTGCAGGGGTATATAGGGATGTTGAATTATCTGCAAGCGACGATGCAGAAGACGAAGGCACTATCCAAGGACGTGCTAACGAGCTTACTGGCATACGTCCAAACTATGGTGACGATGTCTATACATTATATGAAATCCACGTTGACTTGGATCTGGAAGGGTTTGAAGACGTTGGAGCCGATGGCGAAGATACGGGCATTAAGCTGCCTTATATTGTCACTCTTGATGAAGCTTCTGGCGAAATTCTTAGCGTGGTTAGAAGCTATAGAGAAGCGGATCCGCTAAAGCGCCGTCGTCAGTTCTTTACACACTTCAAGTTTTTACCCGGTTTTGGTTTCTATGGCTTTGGTTTACTACATACAATAGGTGGACTTTCTCGTGCAGCGACCTCAATCCTCAGACAACTTATCGATGCAGGCACCCTCTCGAATCTCCCGGCTGGCTTCAAGGCTCGTGGAGTTCGTATCAGAAATGATGACGAGCCGCTTTCTCCCGGCGAGTTTCGTGATATTGATGCTCCCGGCGGTGATCTTCGGGGTTCTATTATTCCCCTACCATACAAGGAACCTTCTGGTACGCTTGCTCAACTCCTCGGGGTGGTTGTTGATTCGGGCAGACGATTTGCACAAGTCGCTGATGCTAAGATCGCAGATGTCAACTCCCAAGCTCCCGTGGGAACGACAGTTGCACTGATCGAACAAGGCTCGAAGATTATTTCGAGCATCCACAAGCGTCTGCACTACGCACAGAAGAATGAGTTCCGCATGCTGGCGGAGATCTTTGCAGAGAACCCAGTACCGTATCCATATTTTGTAGGTGCGAACATACCTGCTGAGATCATGGCACAGGACTTTGACGGGCGTATCGACGTACTGCCTGTGTCAGATCCTAACATCTTTTCGATGTCACAGCGCATGTCACTGGCTCAGACTCAGTTGCAGTTGGCACAGGCTGCACCGCAGATGCACAATCTGTATGAAGCCTACCGTAGGATGTACGATGCGTTGGATGTTAAAAACATCGACGACATCTTGCCTGCACCACAGCCGCCACAGCCTATGGATCCGGCAACGGAGAACGGCAACGCGCTGAAGGGTATGCCGTTGCAGGTATTCCCGCAGCAGGATCATGAAGCGCACCTCAAGGTTCACGTCATGGCACTGAAGAGTCCAGCCGCACAGATGAACCCGCAAGGCTACATGATGATGCACTCACACTTACAGGATCACGTCGCTGCATTGGCACGGGATCAGGTCAAGATGTTCTTTGAAAAGCTGAACGAAGAAGCTGTGATGAACGGTCAGCCGCCTGCACAGATTGCTAATGAAATGGTTGATGCTGCTATTGCCCAGCAGATTGTAAACATCATGGAGCAGATTGGTCCTGAGTTGATGCCAGAACAGCCTGTCGATCCTCTGGTAGCTATTCGCCAGCAGGAGTTGCAGAACGATCAGATGGAAATCCAGCGTAAGATGCAGAATGATGCAATGGACTTCCAGATTGATCAGGCCAAGCTAACACAGGCTATGCAGTTAGCACAGCAGCGTATGGGCTTGCAGCAAAACATTGCCGACGACAGAAACGATGTCAACGTATACCGCATTAACACGCAAGCTGCACTGTCAAGGAATCGTGGACAATGATGAACCAAGGTATAGGATCAATACTAGACTCCATTAATCAGACTCTGTTGCGGTATGTTGCGGCGGAACAAGTAAGACCTGTTATGCAACAGATATCGCAGGCATTAGCTCCTTTGAGTCAAGGACAGACAATGGGCGGCTCTGGTTACGGCCTCGGCATGCAGAGTAACTCTCCTCTGAATATGTCATCTGCTGTTCAGGATGCTATTCAAAACAGGCCAACACCAAATTTTTCTTTATCTGATATGGCTGCTTCCGGCATGCCCACACCTCAATACATGCCTATGGATCAAGGAAATGGGATGGATCAGTTTAATCGTCCTATGGGTGAAGGCGGGTTAGGATTACCTACTTTTGGTGTAAGAGGCACAACTTATGGCATAGGTTCTTTGTTAAAATGATTAGGTGGTTAAAGAAAATTTGGTCATACAGAGTTGGTGATATGTCCGAGCACAGAAAGCATACGACTAAATACGAAGACTTGTGCATGTAATGAAAGAGTTCATTCTAGTCATATCTATGTGGGGGAGTGATGGTAACACCGATCACTACATAGGACAAATTGCACTACAACAACCCTTTTCAGAAAAACAATGTGATATGTTAATTGAAGAAGATATGTGGGCTAGTTCTTATGAAAACGAGTATTTTCATATGAAAGGTCATTGCTTTCCAAGAGTATGTTCTGGCAAGGAGAAATGTGAATGATTCAAGCGTTGATTGGTCCGGTCACAGGGCTGCTAGATAAGTTTATCGAAGACAAAGACCAGAAGAACAAGTTGGCTCACGAAATTGCCACGATGGCTGAAAAGCAGATGCATGA